GCATAAATTCGGGCATAATGAAGCCGTTGGCACATCATATGAAGCAATAGCGGCGGGCGGCATTTGGCGCACATTACAGCCTGCCAGCGCAACCACATTGAGGGTTAAAGCAGGCAACACCAATGACACCAACGGCGGCTCTGGGGCTTGGGAGATTGAGTTGCAGGGCATATCAGCCACGGGCGCACTGATCACCGAAACTGTCACGCTTGCGGGTACATCTGCAAGCACTGCCACAACTCAAACATTTATACGCCTAATACGCTTTTTTGTTACCAAGTCGGGTACATATGGCACACCGTCTGCGGGTTCTCATGCGGATGCCATTGTGATTGAAAACGGGGCGGGTGGCACAGATTGGGGAACTATTCCCCTATCAGGTTTAGCACATGGTCAAAGTCAGGTGGCACTTTATACAGTTCCTTTGGGATATACAGCCTATTTACAAAACGTCCAAATTCAAATGGAAGGCAATAAACCTGTAGATTTTCTATTCATTAAGCGTGAAAATATACTTGACGCGTCTGCACCTTATTCGCCAATGCGGGTATTTATGGAATTGACGGGAATGGAAGTGCCTTCATCTATTCCGCTAAATACGCCAATTAAATTTGACGAATTAACTGATTTTGGGGCAATGGCAAAGGCGTCAACAACCGCAGAGGTATCAGTCGATATGGAAATCATTTTGGTGGAAAACTAATGGCATTAGACACAACAATCGGCGGATCATCATCTGACAGCTTTATCACGCTTGCGGCGTGGGAAACCTATGCAACCAACGCGGGTTGGACAACGGCGGGTACAGATGCAGAAAAAGAAGTGCATTTACGCGATGCTGTTAAGTATCTTGACCGTCATTATAAATGGGTTGGCATTCAGCAATATCAAACACAAACGCTATCTTGGCCACGACTAACAAATGTAACCGTTGACGGGTGGCCTATTGATCCTGACACAATCCCTGTTGATATTCAAAACGCGCAGGCAGAATTGGCTTGGCTTATTCATGAAGGGCTAAACCCAATGGCAACCGTCACAAGCGGATCTGTTAAGATTAAAGAAGTTGCGGCTGGTTCGGTATCATCTAAGACAGAATACGCAGGCGGCGGGCGTGAAACCCCCCGTATCGTGGCGATTGAAGGGCTTGTAGCGGCTTATATTACACAAGGCGCAAGCCAAGTAAGGATGCAGCGCGGATGACTACGTTAAAAGAAATATCCAAGGAAGCTTTTGATAATGTTGCGGCTGATATTACTGACGTTGTTCTTGCCGCGTCTTTAGAATATGACACGCGCGGGCCATATAATGCGACTACGGGTACATCTGGGGTAAACGCTGTTACCACAATAACAGGCGGGCGGGCCGTGTTTGGCACATCGTCGGCAATCGCTAATGTATTCCCATCATATACTCAAGGTTCAGATGACGTACTAATTTCATTAGAAGGTTTTACAACCGTTCCTAAAATCGGCTGGCGTATTGTTGCCAATGGCACAAGAACAATTAAAGCCGTGGGTGATATTGTTGGGGCGGGTACGTTTTTCGATGTGGTGGCATCATGACAAACGCACGCACATTTGCAATAAAAATTGACAAGGCTTTTGATGACTTATTAGAAAAAGACTTCCTGCCATTTAAGCAAAAGATTGCAATGGAAGCATTGCAGCGCGTAACTAAAAAAATGCCAGTTGATACAGGCCGCGCAAAGGGTAACACGATTGTATCACTTGGTTCTATGGATAATGGGACGGTAGAAGTTGACGACAAAACCCCGCTAGGTTCGTATGGCGCGGCTGTTTGGAATGGCGTACCCATCATAGACGCTGACCGTGATCCGTTTGGAATGGTGTTTGTTCAAAACAACCTACCTTACATCAATAGATTGGAAAACGGGTATTCAATAAAGCAAGCCCCGCTTGGCATGTTTGCACTAACAGTTGCCGAATTGGAGGTAATGTTCTTATGAGCCTAGACGACGAAAGAAAAGAGATTGAAGGCATATATGCGGCGTCACCTATAGCAGGTGTTGCGTTTGGATATGCCGACCATGCGTTTGAACTGCAAGACGCCACTGTTGGGCCTTCAATACAGCTTACAATTCAATCAGGCGATAGCTTTCAGGCTGGGCTTGGTTCGCCTGGCACTAACCTTACCAGAACGGCGGGGATTGCGTTCTTTAAGATATGGACGGAGGGCGGCAATGGCATAGCGGAGGGCAATGGCCACGCGGAAACCATCATGTGCCTTTATAGAAATAAACACCCGAATAACATTAAATTCGGTATTCCCCACTTGGTTCCGATTGAAAATGAAGAGCCGCACACTATTCACCTTGTTTCGGTGCCTTATCGCCGTGATGATTTTAACGCTTAAAAAGGAGCATTTGAAATGACTATAGCAGAAGCAGACGGGATGCGCCTAGCGTATATCGCAGAAGCCACAGAAGGCACCACGCCAGCAACGCCAGCATTCCAAGTGCTGCGTTATACGAGCGAAAGCCTTTCGTCTGAAAAACAAACAGCCATAAGCGCAGAAATACGCGCAGATAAAAACGTGACAGACATTCTGCACACGGGTTTTTCCATCGGTGGTTCTGTCGATGGTGAATTGGTTGATGCCTCTTATGAGGATTTCATGGAGGCTGCACTACGCGGCACATGGTCAACAGACGCATTGATAAACGGCATTGACCGCAAGTCATTCACGTTTGAAAAGACAACAGAAGAAGGTGCCACAGATAGCTATATGCGCTATCGCGGGTGTTTCATTGATGGAATGCGCTTGGCTGTTGCAGAGGGCGGCATTGGCACGATTGGGTTTGATATTCTTGGCATGGGTGTCGATAGCGGCGCGGCTGCGATAATCACAGGTGCAACTTATGTGGCGGCTGGAACAGCGGCACCAATGACAGGCTCGGACATGGGTTCAATCGCAGTTGGTGGCATTAGCACGTTGAATGTAATCAAGGGCATTGATTTGACGATTGCAGGCAACAATCGGGAACAGCGAAAGCTAGGTTCAGATGATTTAGCGGGCGTTGCATTGGGCCGTATTGAGGTTTCTGGAACGCTTGATTTGTACTTTGAAGGCATTGAGGTTTATGACGCAATCATTGCACATGACACGGCGGCTTTGACGTTTCCTATTGGTTCGGTAACTGGTGAAAAGTATACAATCACAATTCCCAAAATGCGCCTTCTAACTGGTGATCCGATTTCAGGCGGTCAAGGTCAAGACGTTGCATTCAGTGTTGGCTTCCAAGGCTACTATGACAGCGGCATTGGTGGCACAATCCAAATTGATCGGAACGTGGCATAATGAAAGTCAAGGTATTAAAGGCGTTTGACGCTTACCCCAAAGGTAAAAAAACGCATTTCCCATTGGGTGATGCAGATATTCCGAGCGACCTTATTGATGAATGCAATCTGGTCAAAAATGGCTTGGTTAAGAAAACCCCAAAAGAAACAAAATAGAGTTTCTGTACAGAGAAAGTGGCAGGGTTTTTTGGGTAATCCTGCCACAACCCAAAAACGAAAGATAATAAAATGACTGATTTTCAAATTGACGGATATACACCAGCCGACCCACACATGGCGACAGAGGTGGGTGTTGAATTGAATTACTCAACCGAAGTTGGGCCGAATGTAATTGATTTTAACTTTCGCGCCAGATCAACAGGCAATGAAAATAAGGCATTCCAGAAGGCGGCGGAAAAGCTTTCAAACATTCGTGATGTGCGTCAAAAGACTGGTTTCAAGCAGCCCGTCATTGATGCACTAAAAGAAACGCTAGAGATTTGGTATGACCATGTAATAATTTCGTGGAATACCACGGCAACGCAGGGCGGCAAGCCTATCGAAAGCACACGGGAAAACTTTATTAGTTTATTTTCACACCCAGACCAGATTTTTATAGGTGTTTTTAATATGCTTTCATCTGATTGTGCAGACGTTTCAAACTTTACCAAAGAAGTTGAGGCCGAAGCGGTAAAAAACTAATAACTTCCCTTCGCTGGTCATATCAGTGGGGGGGCGAAGTTGCCTTTTTAATGAGGCGTTCGATAGCCAAAGGGGAATTGACACAATCTTTACGCGATAGGCCAATTTTAAAGCCTGAACTTTTAATATTCTGGGACGCATTCACAACTTTATCAGCTTCCAGAGTTTATTCATTGAAGTTTGGCTCTAAAGATACCCAATATATTGGGCCTAATGCCATAGTGTTTAGTGAAATAACCGAATACATGAACGAATTGGGGATGAATAATACTGAACAACGGTTTAGACTAATAAGAATAGTTCAAAAGATGGATGCCGCTTACATCGACTTAACGAAGGGTTAAACAAATGCCGAATATTTCACTAGGGATTGACCCGTCAGGCGCAAAGTCAGGCGGCAAAGTTGTTCAGAGGCATTTAAAGCTTGTAAAAGATGGTGCAAAAGCGGCTGAAAAGTCTGTTCATAGTTTAGGGATGAACGGCAAGAAGTCGATGCAAGAGGCGTCTATGGGTGCAAAGTCATTAGGCGGCGAGTTAAACCGTGTGAAAGCGGCGGCGGCGGCTCTGGGTGTTGTTTTCGCAACTCGCATTGCCATTCAGGTTGCAGCACAATATCAGGATTTAAGAACGTCACTTCACGCGGTTACAGGCTCGGCACAGGGAGCCACAGATGCCTTCACGCTGATAAATAACGTAGTAGGTAAAACCCCTTTTACTGTTTCACAACTTACACAATCATTTGTAAAACTAAAGGCGGCGGGGCTTGAGCCTTCGCGTAAGCAAATGATGCTGTTTTCTGACGTGGCGTCATTAACGGCTGACCGTGTTGGAACTTTGCAGGCCATAACCGACCTATACGCAAGAACCACGGCTGGCGGGCTAGGGTTAGAAGATTTAAACCGCTTGGCTGATCGTGGTGTTCCTGTATTTAAAATATTTCAAGACAAACTTGGTCTTGCTCGGTTGGAGATTGCAGAGGTCGGCAAAACGGCGGCTGGTTCTGCAATCCTTTTAGAAACGCTTGAACTAGGCTTGAAAGAGGTTGCTGGCGGGGCGTCTGAACTTGCAGGGCAGAATTTATCGGTGGCATTTTCTAATTTATTGGATGCGATGCGTTCAACAATAGATGTGATGTTTAATTTAACGGGTGCGACTGACGGTCTAGGCGGTGTGATTGCGTTTGTGGCGGGTTCTATATCAGATTTCAATGAGGGGTTAAAATCAATGATTGCCTCGGTATCAACGGCTTGGAAAGAAAGCACTACATTTGCAGCGGCTATGACTGTTGTTCTCATTCCTGCGATTACAAAATTAACGGCTTCGCTTATCGGATTAGCAATAAGCAACCCGTTTACTGCTTTGGCTTTGATAGCCGTTGCAGGGGCTTTGGCCATTGTGAAGAATTGGGACGCGGTTGCAGCTTGGTTTAATTTCAGATTACCCGCTATATTGAACAGTGCGGCGGCGGTTTGGCAGGGCTTTTTGGCCAATTTAAATTCTATGATTGATACCTTTGGCACTGATTTGAGAATGACAATGGAGGATGCTATGAATTCCGCTTTTATCGAGCCATTTAATCAAATGCGGGCTTGGTTTGTTGCTAACCCGATTAAGTCTATATTTATTCCACATTCCAGCGCGATTGTAGAAATTGGTGACTTGAAGCGCATTGAATTGGCTGCGGGCGGGGTTTCTAGTGCTAGGCAAGCGGCTGTCAGGGCGTCACAAGCAGAAGAAAGCGCACTTGTAAACGCGGCTCATTTAACGCGACAATATAACGAAGAACTTGCGCGGCTGGTAGCATTGAAGGCTGACGATATTGACCTAACAACACAAAGCA